CATTTGTCGTTACATTACTGGCTGTGAAAGAAGTGGCAGTACCTGTTATATTAGTACCTACAAAAGAAGCAGGTGTACCCAATGCAGTTGCATTACCAGCAGCATCAAGATTTACTGACTTTTCAGCAGGATAGGTTACAAAGACGTCTTTAGTGCCAGCTGAGAAGTTAACCAATGAACCAGCGTTGCTGGAGGCCAGGACTGTATCACGTGATAGAGTCGTACCTGACAATGTGTAGGTACCAATGCCCACTTCCCATTCAGTTAATGTTTGGGATACTATAGCGTAATAGGTAGTGTTCCCGTTGCCAACGGCAGCGAAAGATTGAAACCCAGTAGAAGCACCAGCTAGTGTAAAAGTTCCTGTGCTAGCTGTTGTACTGGTTTCTTTTACCCGATCTTGTAAGACGAGGGCCATTAAGCAATCCTAATTATCGCGCTTGTGTCATTTGCAGTGGGGAATATGATTGTAAAGTCACCTGAGGTAGATGTTTTATCACCCCCGAAGGCAAGTATAGCAACACATTTATTACTTTGTGTGCTGTTATAAATCATAGCGCCGTTAGCGGTAATAGTAGCTGCGGTCCAAGTAGAGTTTGTAAAGCTTAACCATGCAGTGGTGCCTGAGGCCGAGTTCGGTACATCTGAGATAGCTAGTGTATTACCCCCCGCTGTGTACCCACCCGCAGTAGCAACTTCATTTGAAGTGGTGTACGCCGTTGTGGTTGCGCTTAGTGTGGCGGAAGAAGTGTACAAAGCAATCTTAAAAACATCCGCTGCTGTGCTCCCCCGTACAACGCCAACGCCAAAATTATGAAATCCATCGAGTATCTCGACCTTAAAACTTGTTGCCATTGCCTGTGTTATTGCCATGCTGTACTCCTATAATTAATTAACTGGAACCCTTGCTTGCCCGCTGCGGTATGCATCGCGCCTATTCTTACCATCACCCAACAACTTCAGCAGCGATAGCGCTTCATCATACCGTTTCTGATACCCAGCAATTACATCTGCCTCGCCCTTCATGTAAGTATACGCCTCCAACAACGAGCCATATAGTAGGACAGAGTCAAAATGATCCCCCAACCATGTAGTACTAGCAGTAACGATGCTCTCTGGATAATAGTAATAATGTAGTTCCATGCTGTACGCCGCATCAGGAGTAGGTCCCAAAATAAACGTGTCTTGGTCAAATTGCGCATAATATTGTGGTACTCCATAAAATGCAGCATCTGTATCTGGAAAAGACTCACGTATAAAGTTAACATCTTTATCCAGTAAATATGTGTATTCATTACCTGTACTAACAGCTGCCAGTGAAAAAGTAGCCAACCAATCCGAAGGGCAAGTCAAGTATTTATTACCTGTTGTGACACTACCCGTCACGTTCTTCCTTATTGCTGGAAGCTGGATTGCATTATATACGCGCTGCTCTGTCTGCTTTATGAACGTGTTAATGTCGTCCGTGGCGAACTCATTCTCCACATAGCTTTGGATCTCGGCAACAAGTTGGGTATAGTTAATTTAGGTCACCCCTTACTGGCTATTCTTGCTGTACTTATTACCCGTAGTCGCAGCGCCTGTACCACGCTTAGTCTTTGTTTGGGTATTCGGTACATTGTTTGGGTATCCTGACGATGCAGGGGTAGGTACCTTTTGTGGTTGCTTGTACTCGCTCATGGTTTAACCCTTTCTTTGGTTCATTACACGAGCCATACCGCGCCCCATCTGCTTCATAGCCAGTGAGGTAACTCCAGCAGAACCTTTTCCGCCCTTTTCAACGCCTAACTTAGCGCCGTCATTGCCTAGGTTCTTACCTACTGTCTTACCCTTTTTCTCAATCCCGTTGCCTTTTGCCATGCTATTCTCCTAGCTTGTTGTTACTGTTACGGTGCCAACTGCACCAGTGCCTACTAAATCATTTACTTCTAACCCAAGCGGGTCGCGTAAACCAACAGGGTTCCACCCCCACTGAATTATCCGACTGCCTCCGTCACCACCAGGCCCCGACTCATAATACCCTAATTCCGCCCGGGGGTCTCTAATAGCCTGTGGATCATTTACTGGATACATTCCCAACAATAGTTGCGGTTGGTCGGGCTCCCAACAATCTGGGCACACCAGTAAGTTCACGTTCTTGGCTTTTATAACCAGCTTCTTCAGCTGCTTTAACTTATACCTAAAACCACAACGGTCGCATGACGCAATTGCCTTCTTGCCAGAGGCATATTTACTTGGCATTTTAGAAGAACTGCTGGCGCGGTACCGCGCGTAAGGACGCCTTTTCCCTGTCCTCGTCCGCTGCAAGTTGGAACTGTTGTTCGTAGTCTGCTTTTAGCATCTGCATTCTTGGCATCCCTTCGGGGAGTTTCATACTTAAATAGTAGGCCAACCCCGCTACCATCGCTGGTAGAAACCTAAAGGGGATGTCCTGAGTAGTGGTACCGTTGCCAGCATCCTGAATCCTGCGTAGCCTCCAGTATACTAGTGTGTAAGTGGTGGAGTCATCAGGTTTTGGCCAAACTGTAACGGTAGGTGATTGTACCACAGCAGTAGCTGAAGTCGCACCTGATTGCCTATTTATGTATATCTGAATCGGCCTTCCCTCTGCATTCTTATTAGGGATGGTGGAGTATGTTGACACGCTGATGCGTGAGATGTTGATGTCTTGTTGGTTTGTTCCTGTGCCTGTGCGCACTACGTGGTCAAGTAGGTCGATGGTATCTATAGGTAGGTTGTATGTGCCTGTGCCTGAGACTAGTGAGATGCTACCTTCTTCGACAGTCCACAGGTTAATCCCGCGGTTTGCCCACTCAATCGTAAGTAAATTCAAAGACCTACGGGCTGTCTTTAGGTCATATCCAGAGCGCAGTTCTGCTCCGTTTCTCTCGAATGCCTCTTCAACCAGGTTGTTTAGATCTAGATTAAATGTCGTCGTACTGGATGTTGGCATTATTTACCTAATTTCTTATTTGCTTTACCTACGCGACCAAAGTCTACTTCTGATTTAACGAGCTTATCTAGGGGGCCTACAGCGCCTCCTACGGCCTTTTTCTTAGCGCCAGGTACCTTAGCAGGGTTAATACATCCCATGCCCCTAGAAGCCCTCATTTAGCAGATCCTTCCGCGTGTCTTACCACGCACTTCGATACCACCACCCCGGGCAAACTTCTTAACAGCCCCACCCTTTTTCATGCCTGTGAGTTCTTGCTCGCTTGTACCCATTGGTGGCTTTAGGCTTAGTGGCCCAACTTCTACAGTGCCGTCAGGAGCACCGGCGCTATTACGCATACCTATATCGTTCATCGTGTCCTCAGCACTGACACGACCAGTAACCCTTTTTGTTGGGCCTCTAGGTGTTTTAATATCTATAACCATTTTTGGATGTATGCCACCTATACCCCCACCCCGAACAGCTATATCTTCCAGATTATCAATGTAGCCACCTTCGGCGTACTTCTTAATATTCTTACCCATTATACAAACCTTCCTTTAGTTTTACCACGTACTTCTATGCCGCCGCCTCTGGAGAACTTCTTAGGTGCTTTAACCTTACCACCTTTTTTTAGTCCTGTCTTTCTTAGTCCTGTGTAGTCCTTATTTATTTCTAGACCGTCAATTATTTTTTTCTTCTCAGCTGCAACGAATTGCCTCTCCTCGTCTGCCCACCTTTTCTGGTCACTCTCGGAGGCTTCCTGAGCACCTTCTGGGTCGGGTATCCAATTTTCCTCTTCCCATGCCTTGCGCTCCTTTTCTGGTAGCTTGTTTCTTATAGCCTGTTCCTTATCCATGCGCGTCTTAAATTGCTCGAACCCAACGGTATTCTGGAGCTCCTGCCCATTACGAAAAGTCTTAGCGTCGTAGAATTTTCTACCCATTACACAAATCTTCCTTTAGTTTTACCTCTGGACTCAATGCCGCCGCCCTTTGCGTAGCCTTTGCTATATCCCTTAGACAGAGCAGTTACTTTTTCTGACATGTTAGTGAGGCCGACATTACCGCCCTTTTTCATCTTGATGCAGCCGCCCTTCTTTTTACCGTCGGGCTCGGGGTTAAAATCTTTAGGCATCTCATCGAGCCGTTTCTCATACTCGGAACGAGTATCTTTTGGCGCTGGCTTAGGTGCTGGCTTCGGTATTGGCTTCGGTGTCGTTAACCCACCTTCGGCGAACTTTTTGGTTTTGCCGCGATGAACAGGCATAGCCTTCTCCATCTTCTCGCCCTTGGCGTACTGCGCTGGGGTGATCTTGCCGGACTTGATAGCCTTAGCTTCCTTCAGCTCTTCTTTAGGATCATCTTTACCCTTGAAAAGATTCTTTATCTTACTAAACACAGGACCACCTCCATTCTTGAATTTCTTGCCTTTATCGGCAGCGATAAATTCCGCCCCGACGCTCTGTGGTACACCTACTTTTTTGGCCATCTTCGGATTGTGTGCAACCATTGCCATAAAGTTGTGCTGCTTTTTCGAAGTGCTTGGCATAATTTTATCACCTTTTACTTTCCTGGAATCCAGTGGGCGCTAAAATAGTTTATTGCAAAGAGACCCGCACCACATAAGCCCGCCCATACCAGCCCTGCAAGTGTCTTCTCAATAACTGCTTTACGTAGTTCTGCCCGTTCGACCGACGCTTGTATCGCCAACCTAACCCACATTACTTCGTCAGAAGACAGCGGATGCGCCTGAAGACCCGCTTTGACTGCCTCAATGATTTCGTTTCTTTGGTCTTCGGTCATGTGAATTATCCGTAGAAAACAGTAACAGGCATATTTGCTGGTGTCGTTGCGTATATACCTAAACTGCAGAGAATGCCTTCCCCCGGTATTAGCACGCTTACTGCCCCAACAACAGCGGGTGCTACAAAACTAAATTTAACCGTGCCGCCAGAACCGTCTTGCAAAGTCATAGTCCCTCCCGCAGCAGGTACGGAAACAACCATACCTTTAATACGAGCTGGA